GCGATAAATATAGCTTGACTAGTAAAGAAATCTTAAGCAATACGCGAACTAACAGAATAGCTCACCCGCGCATGATTGCGATGGCGTTAATTAGAAGACACACAACATTTTCAACAACAAAGATAGCGGAAATTTTTAGGAAGAGAGACCACGGGACTGTCCTCCATGCCACTAAAAGGTTTGGACATATTAACATTATGGAACTGACTAATGCCTAGACCAAGATTAACTGAAGATGAAATGCAGGTGTTAAAACGCCTAAGATCTGGCGGCGCAATGACAGCGCTTATGGAAGAGTGCGATGAGGCCGGCATATCGCCAAGCTCGGTTAAGCATTTCTGGTATAAATCAAAGAGGATTAGCCTTTTCTCCAAAGCCGAGAACCTTAGCCTAGATGAGCTATTTGAGCCGGTTCTGGCCGATCTCAGGAAATACTCGCCAAAGTTCAAAGCGTTCAAACGCAAGAAAATCAAAGATCCACACTGCCTTATACTTGATCCATCGGACATCCACGTTGGTAAGCTAGCTGTTGAGGAAGAAACCGGCAGCAACTATAACGTGAAGGAGGCCGTAGCTTGTGTAGATCGCGGGATCGATGACTTGCTGCGGATGTCGCAAGGCTGGGAGATCGACCAGGTTTACATGGTGATCGGGAACGACTGTCTGCACATTGACAGCCAGCGCCCAGTCACGAGCGCCGGAACGCCTCAAGACATGGATGGTCTTTGGTGGCAATCGTTTATTCAATGTAAAGATCTCATGGTTAGGGCGATTGAGAGGCTGCTACCATACGCTAACGTAACGGTCATTCATTGCCCCAGTAATCACGATTACGTCGCGGGTTGGATGCTCGCCCAAACGCTCAAAGCTTATTTCCGAAAAAGCAAAAACGTGACGTTTGATATTTCGGTAAATCATCGTAAATACGTCCAATTCGGATCAAATATGCTCGGATTTAGCCACGGGGATGGAGCGAAACTGGCAGATACGCCATTGCTCATGGCGCAGGAGGAGCCTGAGATGTGGGCAGCGACTAAGCACAGGACGATTTACTTACATCACCTGCATCACCGATCTGTAACTAAATGGCCCGGACCATGGCAGAGTGCCAAAGATTACATAGGAGTCACTGCCGAACATATCAGATCGCCATCCGGCACAGACTCGTGGCATCACAAAAAGGGATATGTGGGAGTTCCTCGTTGTGTTGAAGCGTTTATTCATCACAATTCTGATGGACAAGTCGCACGATTAACTCATCATATTAAGAATGGATAGAGAGATCAGGGAGGCTTATGCCTCGTTAAAACCCTGCGTTCAATGCGACGGATACCCCCGCTTCAGATATGACCCAGGCGCGACCTTTTCTTATTGCGTTAGAAATACTTCAGACTGCCCATGCTTAGCGGCAGCGCCGGACTACGATCCAGCAGAACTAGCTAGGCGAATTAACAAACAAAATAAAAAATGAGCGAAAGCATGAAAATAACAGGAAGCCTCCACCTTCTGGGGGATACGCAGACATTTAACTCTGGATTCACTAAGCGTGAGTTTGTGGTGAAAGTGGACGACGGTAAATTTGACCAATTCATTAAACTTGAGTTAGTCAAGGATCGCATCAAAGAGATCGACGAGGCAAAAGTCGGCGACGAAATCACGGTGCATTTCAACATCCGAGGACGAGAGCATGACGGGAGATTCTTCAACAATCTGGTCGCATGGCGTATCGAAAGCGCCTCACCTGCCACAAACGATCCTGGCGAGGCATACAAGGCCAAGGCAGCGGCACTAGACGCCAGCACTGCTGATGCTGACGAGATCCCGTTTTAAATCCTAATCAGAAGAGAGATATGGAATGCGAAGATTGGGCTTACAGAATTCATGATAATTATTCTTTTAAATATGACGGAGATTACCGAAATGAAGAAATAGCGATTAATGCTTTAAAATATTGGGAAAAAGCATATCCAAAAGGGCAATTTTCAATTGAGCTTTTAGATGTAAGCATTGATCCTGATTTTTGGGCTTACCGAATAAGTCATGGAGAAGTTCTTAAAACACCAGCATTTCTTAAAAAAGAATGAAATCAGACACTGAGTTCGTGGCGGCTCTTGATAAATCAAAAGCTGCCGTGCAGCACGTTGGACAATGGATGAGCGATCAAGGCTGGTCTGTTGTTTCCAACTTTTCAGCACTACGGCCAGATTTTGAGAGCCGACACGATTATGCGGATTCCGGTGATCTTGAAATCCGTCAAAGAGTTGAGGTTAAATGGATCAATCGGGTTTTTACGTGCGCGGAAGATTTCCCGTTTCCCGCAATCATAGTAGACGAAAAGTTCAAAATTGACCGCATACCAGTCAAGCACCTATACGGTTACGCCGTGGTCAACAGGGAGTGGTCTCACGTTTGTCTGATTTCAGCTAAAACGCGAGCGAACTGGAAGACAGCGACTAGATACGACTCAAAGGATCGACAGGAGCGCACGTTCTATGAATGCCCCGTTGAACATTGTTTATTTCTACCCTGTTAATAAATGAAAACAGACACACTAAACATAATTAACGCTGATTGTTTGGAGTATATGCGAGGCGTGGAAGATAACCACTTTGATCTAGCGATCACCTCGCCTCCATACAATATGAACTTGCGAGTCAATCATCGCGGTGACGGATACTGCTCACGCCAAGTAACTAAAGAGATTTCAACAAAATACACTGGGTATTCTGATAACCTACCAATGGAGGAATACGAAAAGTTTATCGATGGCGTTTTGAAGGAGCTTCTGAGAGTTTCAAATACAGTTTTTTTCAACATCCAAATGATAACAGGCAACAAGCCAGCTTTGTTTAGATTACTTGGAAAGTATGCTGAAGAAATTAAAGAAGTAGTCATCTGGGATAAGGGCCACGGTCAACCAGCCATACGAGAGGGTGTAATGAACAGCAGGTTTGAGTTCCTGCTAATTCTTGGAGGCAGGCCAATCACTAGGGCGTTTAAAGATGCCAGATTTAAAAGAGGCACTTTAGATAATGTCTGGGATATGTACAAGAAGCCTTCAAGGGTAAAGGGTCATAGAGCCAGCTTTCCAGTTGAGCTTGTTTATAAAATACTTAAAAGTTTTGGTCAAAGCGGATGTAAGGTAATAGACCCATTTTTGGGAACTGGCACGACCGCTGTGGCTTGCGAATGGTTTGGAGCTAAGTGTACCGGAGTAGAGATTAACGAGGATTATTTTAAGGCTGCTTGTGACAGGATAGAGATCGAATCTTCACATATCTCTTTAGCGGAATTGATTCGTCGGAACATGGATGAAGAGTTGAATGAATTGTTCAGTTAAAAGCTATCGTTAAATAAAAAACTAAAAAAGTTTAAAATAGGTGTTGACGTTGGTTTCTAGGGGTGGCAGTGTCCCCCCGACATGACTAAGAAAACATTACCAATTGAAGTTGCCTTTATCGAATTAGCTAATCTAGAGAAGACTTTGGGTTACGCCAATCTCTGGGACAAAGTTTGTTATCATCCCGAGACAAAACTATGCTGGGTCACCCACAAGACTCAAAAATCGACAATATTATATCTAGACGCAGATAAATATGGGCCAATCGTTGAGACACTTAACGAGACAGGCGATCTTGAGGAGCATATGTCAGTCTCACTGTAACCTTTAACAGGCACATATATTATGAATTACGCTCAACAAGCACACAAGCCAGAATGGTATAAGGTCGATGATACCAAATTATACCACGCCGCAACGTCAGGCTCATCACCCTTTAATGAATGGTATGAGTTTAACAATAGGGACGAATCAGTCGAGTTTTTTGCGGATCACCTCCCAGATGACAAATTTTGTTGGGTAGGTGGAGAGATTTGGGACATGGAAGACCTAACTTACGATGAGGTCTCTGAAGGATTTGTTTGCCCAGCAAAGGGACAACCTGCCGACATCCAAGAAATAATCGAAGCCACAAGCAAATTTTAATAATATGAAGATTAAAGGTGCTGATAACCTCCCTACGAAGAAAGATGTGTGGAGTCCTACATTTGCTAAAGGTAAGATACGAATTGCATGGAGTCAGACTAGAGGGGGTCTAGCAACATTTGTTTCAGGTAGAATGGAAGGGGAGTTGCATGACAGTGAAGAAGATGCAATTAAATGGTTGAGAGAGGTTGGGGTGGAAGAGGTCAGGATTAACCAATAGGAACTCTAATACAATGAACATCCAAGAGATCATTCAGTCAGCTATATTTGTAGCCGTTTTAATCCTCATGGCATGGGCCGGAGGACAACCGTAAAAACCCCTTGACGATATGTGAGAATTAGATACAACCTCGGCAGCAGCTTGCTGCTTTGTGTTTAATTCATATTATTAGTGTGTATCAGCCGGTCTGAGTATTTAGTTGCTCAGGCCGGTTTTTTGTGCTTATTCTAAAAGCATGGCAGGAGGTAGGCCGACAAAATACAAACCAGAGTTTTGCGAGATTGCGATAGAATGCGGTAAGCAAGGTATGGGCAAGGCTGAGATCGCGTCTAAGCTTGGCGTGGTAAGGGAGACGCTATGGGATTGGGGTAACAAAAAGCCTGAGTTTTCTAACGCCTTAAAGAGAGCGTATGAGGAGGGGTTGTCTTGGTGGGAACGTAAGGGGCGTGAGGCCACGTTTGGAGGGGTTGAGGGATTTAACTCTACCAGCTACATATTCCAAATGAAGAACCGCTTCAAGGAGGACTGGAGAGACAAGCACGATCACTCCGTAGAAGTCTCCGGCGAGATTGAGATCGTGATCGGAGGAGAGGATGAGTGAGGTGACATTTGAAGAGGTTGAGAAGCTTGGCCAGGTTGAGAGCTACCTAGAGGCGGAAGGCTTCCACAACATCACTTCATTTGCTGAGATAACCGAGGGCGAGAGGGTGATAGTGATGATCGCTTCAGATACCCCTAAAGAAATCAACGTCTTCGGCATTTGCTGGAGCGCTGATCATTTTCAGAAACTAAGTGTTAGCGATATTCGCAACGATTTTATGACGGCATATGGCGACGAACAAGACTAGATTGACACTTAAACCTCGGAACTGGGTCAGGCCATACTTGCAACGCACAGAGGACAGAGCTTGTCTGGTGGTGCATCGAAGAGGCGGCAAGAGCTTCGGATGTTTGCAGGATCTCATCCTTAAATGCCACACCTACAAAAGGAAAGGCATGAAGTCTGCCCCTTTAAGGTATGCTTACTTCGCTCCTACTCAAGCGCAGGCCAAGAAGATTGCTTGGAGTTACCTCAAGACCTTCACTCATCAGATACCTGGCGTGATCAAGAATGAGTCGGAACTTTGGATTCGATTCCAGAACGGCTCCGAGATTGGCCTATATTCCGGTGAGGCTGTGGAGAGGTGCAGGGGACTCTACTTTGATGGTTGTATCATCGATGAGGCAGGGGATTTTAAGAGTGATGCGTGGGAAGCAGTCATTGAGCCGTGCTTGATTGATTACAAGGGGTGGGCCACGTTCGTTGGAACTCCCAAAGGAAAAAATCTCTTCTGGAGGATATATCAGCATTCGCTCAAAGATCCAGAATGGTTCTCTCTTTGCTTAAAGGCTTCTGATAGCGGCCTGATCCCGCCTGACCAGTTAGCTAGGATGAAGGCGACAAGAGACGCTAGCGTGTTTGAGCGGGAGTTTGAATGCTCTTTCTCGTCTGACATACCTGGAACGATCTACGCCAAGGAAGTAGAGGATGCGCTAAGGCTAGGTCATGTGTGCGATTTTGAGCCTGATCGTGGGCCGGTATGGACGACATGGGATCTTGGATCTCCTCAGAACAGTGCTTGTATTTACTGGCAAATATCTGGGATGAGAAGAACGGTAATTGACTGCGACATATCAGCCAGCATGACGTTAGAGGAGCGTGTTGGACATATGCAGGCTAAAGGATATGACTATGGCGGTCACCTACTGCCACATGACTCAGCAGCTAGACAGCCTAATGGACTCACGTTCGCAGAGGAGCTACGGAAGGCTGGCCTGTCAAACGTCCAGACAATCCCAAGGACACACGACAAGGAGCTACGCATTAACGCGACAAAGAAGGCATTCCCGAACATCTGGTTTAGAGATAGACAAACCACTCACCTCAGAGACGCTCTAAGTCAATACCATTACAAGGAAGCTACCGATGGAACGGGATGGATCACAAACAAGATCTCTCACGGCTGGGAGTCTCATCCATCTGACGCATTCTCAATGCTGGCTGAGGCAGAGCTACACGATATGCTGACAGATCAGCAGTCACACGCTAAGCGCCGGCGTAGGCCACGCATCAATGCTGGGTCTGGATACTAAAGTGTCGCTTTCTTGATATTTAAAGATAGTTGACATATTTACGTAAACACGATAAAGAGGCTCATGGGATTTTTAGCACCAAAGCCACCGCCGCCGCCGCCGCCTCCAGCTATGCCAGACGTTGGACGCACTGAAGCTAAGAAGATTGCCAAGCGTAAGCGTAAAAAGAGCATGAGCGAGTCTAGCTATGCTCAGTCAACTAGAGGTGGAGCCGTCAATCCAAACTACTCGACGGGATCTAAGACAGCTCAAGGACAATGATCGACGAGAACGTAGACACTATTCTCAGAAAGGCTGAGTCACTTGAGAGTGAGCTTAATGCTTTCAAGTCTCACTGGGATCTAACGGCTAAGTATTTCAAGCCACAACTTGATATTTTTACGCAAACTCCCCAGTCGCCTGACGTTACCGGATTCTCGGGCTTGTATGACACTACAGGGATTGAGAGTCTGGATACCTACTCCAACGGCATGATCGCCGAGGTATTCTCGTCGAATGAGAAATGGATGATCTACACGCCCCAGGATGACCACGAGGTCGATGATGCGGGCCGCAAATGGTATAACAAATGTTCAGAGTTAGCCCTAACTGCTCTTGGACGTAGTAACTTCTACCAGTCGATCAAGCCGGTCGTCACCGATATGGGATGCGGTGGCACTGGATCATTGTATGTTGAGCGAGGAAATAAGAAGCTACTCAAGTTTTGTTACGACCGTCTAGGCACATTTGCTATTG